TGTCCGGCTCGCCCGCCAGCCGTCCGCGTACTTCCTCTGCCGATACAACACCGGCCTGAATGTAGGCCACATCGCGGTCGGTGTCGGATTTGCGGATGGTGGAAAGCTCGGTTTCGCTCATCTGCTGCAATGGCACGAAGTCGAAAGTGATGTTGTCGTTCACTTGGCCGAACAGATGCAGTTGCACCAGCTTGAGCAGTTTGTCCAACGGGTCGCGCAGCAGGTTTTCCTGCATGGCGCGGATGTGGTCGTAGTAAACGGCAATCTCGCCCTCTGTGCTGGCATTCAGGCCGCTGGGCGTGATGCCGAGCAGCTTCACCAGCGGCGTATGACTGGGTGCGGCCATTTGCTCCTGAGATTGGGCAAGTAGCGTATCCAAGCCGGATAGTGGGGTATTGAACTGGAAGAACTCTTCTTCCTCCTTGCTCAACAGCATCAGGCCGCGATTGTCGCGCAAACGGTTGTACAGTTCGGCACGGAGCATGATGTTGGTGTCGCCGTCGTCGCTGCCGCTCAATATCGCACTCATGTCGGTTTTGATGCCGGACAAAGAGAAGCTGTGCAGCAGGTCGCTGACGGAATCCACGGTACGCAGCCAGCGTTCCACATAGGGCATCATGAGCTGGGTCATACTCACGCCGCCGAAGTTGTAGGCGGGTTTGAGCATGTCCGGCACGGGGCGGGAAATCAGGGTAAACAGTCGGCTGGCATGGATTTCCTGTGCCATCACATACCATGCCTTCGGCTTGTAGAAGTCGGGCAGGGTAGGGTCGATGGCGTTGTACGGCGCGGGGGTCGTCCACATCGGTTCGATGTTCACCAAGGCTTTTAGGCTGCCTTTGGCAATGGTTTTTTCGGTCAAGAGCAGCGGATTGGCGAGTTTGCCGTCGTGGTCTTTGATTTGCACCAGTATCTGACCGCGCCCGAATAAACCGTCTGTTTCGATGGCCTTGCGGAACACATCACGCACGTTCAGCCGTTCGTAGCATTCCTCAATCTGCTTGATGGCCTCGCTGTTGTCTTCTTCGCCTACGGATTTGATTTCTATCCATTGGCGGGTCATTTCATTGGCGGTAGTTTCGCTCACGCTGCGGTATTCGGAAATTTGCGCCAATTCGGCCAAGCGCGGATAGCCGATAAAGCCGGTGCCGAAAAAGCAATCAGCCCCAAAGTTTCCTAAGGGGCTGCTGTCCATGGCTATACCGTTTGGCTTCACGCCTTCCGGCAGACTGGGGAAATCCAAGCTGTATGATGCAGGCTGCTTTTCAGGTAGCCTTTGCAGGGCGCGGCGCATGGCTTTGTCTGTGTGTTTTTTCTTTTTGCTCATAGTCCGCTCAATATCTTAGGGTTGATGTTCAGCCCGCCCTGTACGGGGGCGAAGGCCATGACCAGCGCATCCGCACGGTTCGGGCTGGGAATGCCGCGCTTTTTCATGTCTTTTTTGCTCTCTGCCTTCACGCGCCCGTTTTGGTCGTAATCCACCTGCGGACGGCTCAATTCGGCAGTCAGGTATTCCAACTCGTGCAGGCTGCTTGAAAGGCTGATAAGTTGGTCTTCGGGGTAACTGTCCCCGTGATGGACGGCACGCCACGTCTTATAGAAGCGGTCGCGCACCATCCACCATGCCTGCGCCTTGATGTTGGCGAACATGTCACGGTTTTTCTTGTCGTCGGTGTATTTGGCATCAGGCTTGTACACTGCGCCGCCGGCATTGAAGCCTAGCGTCTGCACCTTGCCGTTCTTGCGCCGGAACTGCGCCTTTACACCGGCACCCACGCCGATGTTGTCATACACAATGCGGTCAATATCCTGCTCTTGGGCGTACAGGTAAACCTTGTCGGCGGAATAAATCACGTCTTGGCCGCGCCATTGCTGCATATCGGTTACGACTGAGCCGTGCCGCAATACAGTGGCGTTGGCATCATCGCCTTCGTCAGCCACGTCAAAGCCAAGAATGCGCCGGCCTGCGGCTGAGAAGCCCAGTTTTTCATGCGCATCAATGGCAGCTTCAATCCAGCTTGGCTTGATAATCGCCAGCTCACTATCGGCCACCGGCTCGCCCAGCCAAATATGATGGTAGAGGTCTTCGTCCCGCTCTTTGCATTCGAGCATATCGGCCAGTAGCGGCGTATCGGCAAAATGCGGGTTAATGTCGTAATTCGCCTTCAAGACAATGCTGTCTTTGGGCGGGTGGACGATGAACCGCTGATAGGTGTCGTCCAAAATGTTTTTCGGGTTGAAACTGATCCATATTTCCGCGTTTTTGTCGCCACGGATAGATGGTATCAGTACGTCCCATGAATTCTTCGTTACCGCTTCGGCTTCTTCCACCCAGCACACGCCGACACCCTGAATCGATTTGATTTTGGTCACGTTGTTCTTGATGCCGTAAAACACGAACTTCGCGCCCGTGCCTTTATGGGTGATGGTGGATTTCAGGATGTCGAACTCATCCGTGTAGCCCAAGCGTTCGATGGTCTCAATCAATAGCTGGTACACCGAATCACCCAACGAACCTTGAAACTCACGGGTGCACAGGATGACCGTACCGATGCGGCGCGAAACTTCCACCGCCAATTCCGCCAGGAAATACGATTTCCCGCTGCCGCGCCCGCCATACAGCACCTTGTAACGCGCCTTGCGGATAAGCGGCTTAAAATACGGATTGGCCATAGGGTTACTTGAAAATATCTTCCAGCGAGCGGGTCTCTACCTTCACGCGCATATCGGCATCTAATTCCAGCTTCTCGCCATACTTCTTCGGCGCGAGCTTGGCGGCCTTCCATTTGCGGGCGTCGATTTGTAACTTGGCTTTCGCCACTTCACCCGTTTCAGGGGCGACAGAATCGGCAATATCGATAATCTCGTCGGCAAAACCGTCCGCCTGTTCCTCGCGCGCACGCGCGTATTGCTCCTGAAAATCTTGGTGCTCCGCCAGCCAGCGGTGTACTGTGCCGCCCGCAGGCATATCCGCAGATGCGCAAATCGCCCGCAAGCTCATGCCACGGGCGATTAGTTCGCAGATTTTATCTGCCGTTTCTTGACTGTATGTTGTCGGTCGCCCGACTGGGCGTTTTGCCTTTGCCATATCGAGCTATCCTAAATTAAAGGCCGCCTAAAGGCAGCCAAAAAGAAAGGAGAAAATTACCAATTCGCAACTTTCTCCGAAATATAGCACTTTTATATCAAAAGTGTTTCATGCTGTCAAGTGCAAAACAAAAGCAGCCCGAATGCAACAAAGCACTCGGGCTGGAATTCTATATCTTTTACCCACGGCAAAACCCCCGCATGGGTAACGACTGAATAATACGCCTCTGATAACCGAAATGCAAGTGTTTTTTTATATCGTTGGCATATGGGATTTAACTAACAAAACAAAAGCAGCCCGAAGGCTGCTTGAGAATACAAGAAAGGGAGGGCTAAGTTAGTAAATCTGGAGAGCCCCCAAGTCTGCGGATACTAGAAGTATCAATCAATGATTGCATTTGTCTTCGAGCTAAATCATTTAATATAACAAGGCGCTCTGCGGCGGACACCCCTTGTTCTATAAGCAGCGCATTTTGGCTTTCCAAGCTAGTCATCACGACAAGCTGTTCTATACTGGCATAGTCTCGGATGTTGCCTTTCTTGTCTGGGTTCTCAATCCTCCACTGTTTCGCAGTACAGCCAAATAGCGCCTGATTTAAGATATCCGCTTCAGAAGCATAGATAAATCCTTCTTGCGCTTTGGTAATTTTTTCTGGAATTAAATTGTTCTTGACCGCGTCAGTATGCACCTTATACTGAGCTTTTGTCAGAGTCCTCCTAATATTCCACTCCAAATTGTTTTGATTAAATTCTTGTTCTTTTAAACGCTGGAACTCACGGATTAAGTAGAGCTTGAACTCCGGGCTCAGCCATGAACCGAACTCAAACGCAATATCCTTATGGGCAAAGGTGCCGCCATACCTGCCTGTTTTCGCTATTAAACCAATACCATTAGTCCGCTCAATCCATTTTTTTGCAGACATAATAAAGCGGTTTAAACCTGCCTCAGTTTTAATTTGGTGGAATTCCACCAA